AAAACCTAAAGCAAAACGAAAGAAAAAATAATGTCAAAAGGTTTACGATCATGGGTACAAGCTAATTGGGTAGACATTGCTAATCCAAAAAAAAGCGGTGGCTTTCCCAAGTGTGGTCGTAGTGGTGGAGAGACAAGAAAAAACTATCCTAAGTGTGTACCTGCTGCAAAAGCTAGATCCATGTCTGCTAGTCAAAGAGCTTCAGCAGTTTCAAGAAAACAAAAAGCTGAAAGAAAAACAAGACAAGATAAGAAACCTAACTACGCTAGGACTTAGACAATTCTTTTTTTACGATCTCGTAATCTTTCCAAATATATTCTAAAGGTTTCCATATCCCTGTTTGTTTTACCTTTGCTCTTCTATAATGAATGATGGTTGAGTGATCGTAATTAAAAAACATTCCCAACTTAGGTGTTGAGATTTGGAAGTGTTCTAAAATATAATTAATAATAACTGATCGTGGTTTAATCATGTAAGCCAATCTTCTTCTGCTCATGATTTCTTTGGTGCTAATGTTATAATGTTTACCGACAGTATATAATATCTTATTAAAAGTTTCATAACCTACAGGGTGCTTGTACTCGACTTGCTTTCTAATTCTATCTCGATCTTCTTTCATTTGTAGTTTGTCTGCAAGTGCCTGGCTTTTAAAAACTAAATGTGTTTCAGCTAACCTGTAACCATTCTTAAATCCTGTTCTATATATCTGTAGTTCTCTTGGTGATAGTTCTCTAAACATGATAGCTTTCATGCCAAGTTTAATTTGTTTCTTTTTCTTATTGATTATTTCTAAGTGCATAGTACCCTTTCAGTTGTTGCCAACTTTTGTTGTTGTTTTAACTTATCTAATTAATGACTATCTATTTGCCATTAATTGCTCTCTGCATTCAGTCACTTCCAAATGTAAGCTGTAACTTTCAGCTTTTAATTTGTTAGCTTTCTGTACTGTTTGNACATACAACTCACTTTTTTTCCTTTGTTTGTCCATCAGTTTCTGCAGACGCTTTCTGATTTCCATCAGCATCCTCCTTCACTATTGTGTGATCCCATTTAATTTCTTGGACCACTACTTCTACTAACTCTCCCTCACTTGAGGGGTCGGCAGCTTTCTTAACGGAATCAAAACTTTCTACATATTTAAAGTTTGCATCTCCGTACTTTGTTCTTATAACCTTTTTGGTGGATTTGTCAATCATTGTAATCTCTTTCTAATATAAATTCTAGGTTTTGTATGGCTTTTAATATATCCTCTTTACCATTTTTAAACGAGTGTCTCGACACATACTTAACAACACATCCCTCAGCAAATTCCATACGATTAGCTTGTATGTATTCAATGGGTTGGATTTTAAAATTATCTTTATAGTGTGAGCCACCAATTTGTTTCTGTAATTTATTTTTATTCATATTGTTTGGAGTCTGTGGCGAAGGAAAACAACGTAAGAAAGTCAAGGGTAATGACTAAAACTCCGCCACAAACTTTAGAGCCTAAGCTCTATCTTTTATAACTACCATAAGTTCCAGTTTTTGGGAAAGGTTTTTTATACCCACCCATTGCTGGTTGTCCACTTCCACCTGTTGATGATTTACTTGCATCGTTAGGTTTTAATGAAACATTTACACCACCTGTAGCTTGTCCATCATCTGTTGTAGCACCGAAAGCAGCTTGACTATACCAACCATTGGCTTCTTGAGGGATATTCACACCAATAGTCCAGTTCTTGTCAGGTCTTTCTTCATTCTTGGGAGCAACAAAAAGAGGAGTATTATCTCCTTGTTCTTTTTTCATTTGCATTATGTCAAGAATGGTTTGCTTTAAAACAGGGTGGTTCGCAATAAGTTTTATGTATATATTACTCATTATGTTCTCCTATTTAGTTCATCCCCTCTTGTCTCTAACAGATCACTTATCTCTGCGTACAATTTGGGACTTTTGTTTTTAAGTGCAGTTTCAATATAAGGATCAACTTCTTTCTTGACCCTTCTGTATTCATAAATGTTTTTACATCCTTGAATATCAGACATGATTTCTTGCACATCTTTTTTTACATGAGTAGTTTGACTACCATGTTTCGGACCACTACTCTGTGGAATTTTGTTAGTTGAAAAAGGTTTGGCATTATAACCATCTTCTAAATCTAAACCTGTTTTCAAATGTAATGCGTTTAAGTAAGCATACTTCTTGGCATAACTCATACCATTACCTGTACCAAACTTATCCAGGTTTCCCATAGCACTACAACCAGATACTTCTACAAATTGTTTAGGATCTTCAACATCGTGTATCTTCATGTTGCAAGTCACCAATATAAAACTATCTGTCATTTGATTTTCGTATGTACAAACAGGATATAAGCCATTGTTCAACAAGGCTTCCATTGCCACCTTTTGTACTTCATCATGTAGTAAAGGGTTGAAGTGCATACCTTGTACCTTCTTACCTTTGGCTACACCACCTGCTTCACAGGCAGCTTTGTGTAATTTTTGATATATGTTTATCTTCATGCGTCTATTCTCCATAGTTGTTTAATTGTTTTACGTTGTTTGTCTGTTAGGTATTTATAATGGTAGTAATGATTTAAGTCAGGTGGCTCTGAAATGTCAGCTAACTTTTGCAAATCCCCCTTACAATAGATAATCATTTGTTCCCAGTTATAAATTTTGTTTACCATTAGATTGTATTGGTATTCTAAATGGTCATCATACAATGCTGCGTGAGTATCATCGTAGATTAAATATTCTTTATCATTAACTAAAACTAAAAAAGGTTTCTTCCTGTACACTTCCAATAGAAAGCCACTTGTTTCCAATAGTCAGGGAACACAGCATCATCGTTAAGTGTTTGTGTTTTAAAATAGTATTCATCTTTACCTTTTTTCTTTACGATACTAGGTGGCTTAGTTTTAAGNTCTATAAATACATTGTCAGTCTCATAATCAATACGACCTATAATATCGTGTAATAATTTCTTAGGTTTGTTCATGACATATCGTTCAGAGGTAATCTTATTTTTGCCACAAAGTTCCTTGACCACCTTTCTTGTTTGATCAATGGTTCTATGTGCATACTCAATCATGTGTTCTCTTGCGTAAGCATCTTTATGATCNACAGGATCATACTTATTAATATCATCTAACTCCTTGCCAAACACCTCGTCATAGTTCCTGTTAGTTAATGTTATGGTTTTGTCTTTATAAAATAAAGTTTCACATTCCATTCTTTGAGCTGTGTTATTAACCAGGTTTCCAAATCTAGGTTTGTATTGCATAGGAAACATACTTCTTTCCTCTCCATCGTGATGACCATAGTTAAGATTAAACTTAGCTAGTGGCATACTAGAGCTAGAAGGCGACCAATGATCTAAACCTTTACCATTATTTAATGTATCGAAGTATTTTTTATCACTCATTGTTTTCAATGATGTTATGTCATATCTTTTCCACTATGGCAATAGTAAATAAACCTTGATTGTGCATAACTTTTTTGGTAATGATTGCACTTCAGAAAGGAAACAACATGAAACTAAAAGATTATCGTACAAAAAATAAATTAAGCTGCTCAGAGTTAGCAAGAAAAATAGGTGTTCATAATATAAATCCAGCGACAAATATTTGGAGGTGGGAGAATGGACAAAGAATACCTCGTAAAGAAGAAATGAAAAAGATTTATATAGGTACAGAGAAACAAGTACAACCCAATGACTTCTATGATCTCAAANTATAAGCACGTTAAAATAACTTGGTTTGATATTTGTGGATGCGATGAAGCATGGACACATGAAGATGAAATACTTAATCATGATGTCGCTGAATGTACAGACACAGGTTATATCTTTAAAAAAACTAAATCAAAACTATGGCTCTTTACTTCTTACTCGGAAGATGAAGATGGTTTATCTGTGGGTGGTTTAACTTGCTTCCCTATGGGGTGTGTTAAAAGCATAAAGGTATTAAGATGACAGACATCTATATGTTTGATGATAGCGATCTACAAGATAAGGTTAAGGAGNTAAAGAAAGAACTTAAACAAATCAAAGACGATAAGTTTAGAGGCGAGTTGGATTTAGAAAAACAAATCGACACATTAAAAACACAACTNGATCTTAAAGATTTAGAAATAGAAATGATAAGGAAAAAATATGAAAACAAATAAGATGATAAGGGTATTGTTCTTGATAAAAGAATGTAGAGATAAAGGTAAGTACGATCTAGCTTTAAAGATCATAGATAAATATAACATTGATAAGGTTAAGTTAGAGGAAAGCTATTACGACTAATGGCTTACCAACCTCTACCTATTTTCTGCACGATTAAACCTAGTTTCATTCATGGTCTAGGTCTATTTGCAACAAGAGAGATTAAGAAAGATACTGAGCTAGGTNTATCACACATACAAGTTGATGATACTTTGTATCGTACTCCTCTTGGTGGTTTTTTAAATCACTCGGAAGATCCTAACTGTGTAAGAGTAGAAGTTAATAACAAATGGTACTTGAAAACAACCAAAGATATTATGAAAGATGATGAGCTAACACTAACTTATAGTTTGTATCAAGTTTAATGTATGAGATTAAAAAAATTAACTATGAAGATACTAAACCATTTATATTAAATATTCATTATGCCAAACGTATGCCTAGTATATCTTTTGCTTATGGTTTATTTTTTAATAAAGAATTAGTGGGTATGGTAAGTTATGGATCTCCTGTTTCTCCTAGTTTATGTAAAGGTATAGCTGGAGTAGAGAATAAAAAGTTAGTGTTAGAATTAAATAGATTAGTTTTAAAATATAATAAAAAAAATGAAGCATCAATGTTAGTTGGAAAATCTTTAAACTTATTACCCAAACCAAAAATTATAGTATCTTATGCAGATACACAACAAGGTCATCAAGGTTATGTATATCAAGCAAGTAATTTTTTATTTACAGGCACTACAAAAGCTAGAACAGATATTGCAGGTAAAGATGGCAAACATTCAAGACACCATTTAGGGGATAAAACTAAACGAGTTTATCGTAGTGCCAAACACAGATATGTTTTTATTATTGGTAATAAAAAGGATAAAAAGCAATTAACTAAACAATTAAAATATCCTATCTTTAATTATCCTAAATCCAATGAGGTTAATCATGGCTAGATGGACTTATGCTTTCTCAAATGGAAGCTACAACGATTGGCATAGGCAGTACGAGGGTATTGCTATGATCGATGTTGATAGTGTCGAGTGTTGTCCCCAATGCTACGAACCTTTGGCTATGATTGAGACGTGCTATGATAAAGGACAGAAATATAAGTCTAC